CTAGTATTCTTTCCGTGTAAGCGAATCACTTCGCCCCTCTCCATAATTGCATAACCCTCATGTCGAGCGGAATATAGTACATCTATTAATCGTAACATTGCCTTATTGGAAGTAATATCATCATGCAACATATGTAAATCAATTGCACGTGACCATCCAAACATAGACTGTGATAAGTGACGATCAAAACCAGTGAAATCCCATTCCAGATATTCCAAATCACTAAGATGAGAAAACTTTAAATCAAACATTAAATAAGTTGCCAATTTATCCCATCCACCATAGAATTGTGATGAGCCAATTGAATGATGCATTTCTGCATGATTCAATATCATCCTAATCTCTATGTCACGAAACACATGTGCATCAACAATGACATTGTCAATATTTGAAGCCATAAATGTTCGCAATTGATTTTCTAATATCTTATCCACTTTACGATTTTCACCCTTAACTGAATTAGTATAATACATTGGTAATGGTTTATCCGTGAACAATGATTGATAATACTCCGCATTTTGTCGAGGCCAATCAGGATCGACTAAAAGCGTTTCTTTCTTATGATGCACACGATTATATGGATAACCCACGCCTGTCTGTTTGTTTAATTTTTCAATAACCGTTTTCACGGGAGTTAAATGACTACCAAACAAATGACGTGTGTTCTCATTGATATAAAAACCAATTGCCATGCGTTCCACCTCTTCCTCCAATATGAGATGATTTGGCTGATCAAACTTCGCAGTTTCAGTGTATGCCGCGTCTAAATTCGGTATTGCTACAGAATATTCGCGTTTAGGATTCTGCATACCTTTCAGTTGACCATCCCGAAAAGTAGTAAAATCTGAATTAAAATACACTTTTTTATTTGAATATGTACAATGACGATCCATAATATATACAGGTTGAAAATGTTGTGACATGTATTGCTTGAACTCTGCGCAGGGTTGTGCTTTCATGTTCGGTTCGAGTCCATAGAATTTATGAAACCGATCATGATCCCAATCCAACACAACCCACGCTAGTTTAAAAGCGGTGCAATGTCAGTATAACGAATAGCATACATTGGGTACATGTCCGTCTGAACATTTGGATTCCCCTTTGCGTGGATCGCATACACTTTTTG